TTATGAGAAAGAGGTTTTGAATATTTATGACGGCAATGTGCAGAAGGCATTGTCTACAGGGTTCAAGGCATTGGATAATATTTACAAGGTAATGCCATCCACATTTGCTGTTGTTACTGGCGTTCCTAATCATGGCAAGTCAAATTTTATAGACCAGCTTGCGGTAAACCTAGCAAGAAACCACGGTTGGAAATTCGCTGTATTCTCACCAGAGCATAGCACCGCTAATCATATAAGGCGGCTATCAGAAAAGGTAATAGCCAAGCCATTTGATATTGGTCCAAGCCAGAGGATGAGCAAGAGCGAACTTGTTGAGGCAATGATGTTTCTGGATGACAAGTTTCATTTTATTGAGGCAGAGGAATCTGTGCCTAGTATAGATTGGTTGCTTGCCAAGGCTAGAGCCGCTTGTTTAAGGCATGGCGTAAAGGGCATAATCATTGACCCATATAACGAGATAGATGCAACTAGGGATGGCAACAAAAGAGAAGATGAGCATATCCGAGACTTGATAAGTAGATGCAAGCAGTTTTGTCGGACGCATGAAGTTGCGATGTGGATGGTTGCACACCCCGCGAAGATGCAGAGAACGCAAGAGGGTATTATCCCACCGCCTAGCCTGTATGATGTAAGCGGGTCAGCCCATTGGAATAATATGGCGGATGTAGGGCTTGTTATTCACAGGGATTTTGAGACTGATGAAACTAGGGTAATAACCCGCAAGATTAGGGAGCAGGGATTATATGGGAATATTGGGGAGTGCTTTTTTAAGTATAATTTAGCCAAGCACGTTTACGAAGAAACAGAACATCAGACAGTGCAAAACTACTGGACAGATAATGATTAGATGATATGATGTTTACGACTGCCAATTATGCTCCCAAGCGTTTTGGTTTTCGTGGTTAGAGAGGGGGGTTTGGTCGCCCCCCTTTCGCTTACTTGTAGCGTTTTGGTATATACCCATCAGCCGTATCATATTGCTCTGTAAATTGCAGGGCTTGTTCAAGGTACTTTGTATCAATATCAAAGTGACCATAGCCGCGCTTGATACCTTCATAATATTGTTGGGGCGGCATACCCAAACCATCACGGTTCATAACGTAAGCCATATAGACTTGCTCCGTCTTGCTGTTATGGAAGTATTCTTTCCTATACAGAGTGGGGTATCCTTCATATCGGTCTAGTGCTTTCTCGCAATTATTGGTTATTTCCCACAATCCGACAGGGCAAACAAATCCCTTGGCTGGAATAATATCTGCCACGCCCTTAAACACTAGGCGGTAATCAGGTAGCAATATATATCCAAGTGGCTTGGCATTGGGGCATCGGTATTCCATTTGCCCCATATCAAGATTGCTTCCGTATGCTAAATAAATAGGTTTGGTCATTTTGGTCTCCGTGGTTTATGCCGCCAACTGTGCGGCTCTGTTGTTTAGGAAATCTTGTGTATCTGTATCTACATTTCTGAACAGGGTATCAACTTCATCAATGAAACACTCACTCCAAAAAGTAGCGAAGGTATCATTTAGTGTTTGTCTGCTTTTCTTGGCAAGACCCTTGCTGTTGCAAACGCCATCAACATAAAAAGCAAACATTTCATCATTTGTTTTTTCTGCATGGTAGTGACCTAGCTCATTTCTAAAAGTCCACTTGCCACCACCAAATTTTACGTCCCAGCCTTTGCTTTCAAACAACTCTCTAACTTCACCAAAAGCCTGTGTGCGCTTGCTTCTGTTATATGTTTGGGCATCAACAGAAGATGTTTTGCTTGCTTCACAAAAGCCCATTAGGAATTTAACCCATGCGCTTATCTTGGTGTAATCAGTAGTGCCGCTATGCTGGCGAAACTCAACAGTGCCATAACGTGATAAACACTGAAGGTTTACTTTGTAATAGCGACCCGCAAGGTTAGCCATTCTCTCAAGGTTACCTTGATGGTTAGCAATGCTACGGAGAGGGTAACGATTGCCAACGATGCTGGAACACCAACGGCTATTATTGGCCTTGCGGGAACGAGGCATCCACTCATCTATCTGCGCTTCAAAAGCGGCATAGCGGCGGACAATATTTTTTACATGGGTAGTAGTCATGCCATCCCATGATAGGTGAACGTGCAATCCACAACGAACATCAACATCAACACCTTGGACGCTATTGAGTGCTTGGAGAACCTTTTTAAGTTCAAGCAACCCAGCTTCACCTTGTAGGATTGGGCTAACAAGCTCACCGCCAAATCCATCACCGCTTGAATAATTGCGGCGTTCAGTAACAGTGGCATCTGTTGTAATCTTCCAATGCGGGCGAGTATTGTGGTTGTAGCCTTCGCGCACAATATCAATGTTTGTGCCAGCAAGAATGGCTTGCATCTCTGTTTCTACTGTATGCAACCATGCACCAGTAAATTCAATCTCAACTCCAAAACGGTAATTATTAAAAATGGTCATCTGTCTCTCCGTGGTTTATGGGGTTCCAGCCCCTCTACTCTATTATAATGGCACAACTGTTTACTAGCGTCAACACCCAAAACACAATAAAACGCATTTTTTTAATTTTTTTTTATTTATTAAAGATAAAAGATTCTAATTCATCATCTGACATAGAATCAAAGTCTGGCTCAACCTCTGTTGATGGCATGAGCTTCCTAGGAACTAGCTTGCGCTTTTTTGGCCTTTTAAGGGGCTGCGAGGCTTGTTTAATCTTTTTCTTGGGTTTGGGTAGCTCTTGTATGACGTAAACGCTCTCAAGCGTTGTAAACTTAATTTTACATTTTAAGCATTGCCGCATTCTAGTTTTGCCATTTTTTACATCGCGAGGCTTGCTGTGCCATACCTTTAATTCTGAGGATTTGCATTTTGGACATTCTAGCATTTTATCTGCACTTGTTTTTGTGGCTTGATATGGTAGTTTATATTTAACCCCAAAATGGGATGCAGTGCAATGCCATCAGGTAGGAAGAAAAATGTCAGATATAAAATGGGCGGCAGATAAAGTAGAGCGTCGACAGCTTTCAGAGCTTATCCCTTATGACCGTAATTCTAAGATACATCCAGATTCACAAATTGACCAATTAGCAAATAGCATCCGTGAGTGGGGGTGGACTATACCAATCCTGATTGATGAAAAAGATACTGTGCTTGCTGGTCATGGGCGTCTTTATGCGGCTCAAAAGTTAGGACTATCTGATGTTCCTTGCATGGTCGCGGAGGGGTGGTCAGAGGAAAAAAAGAAGGCCTATGTTATAGCTGATAACAAATTGGCTGAAAAGGGCGGCTGGGATAATGCGCTTCTGTATGCAGAGCTTAAAGAAATAAATAACAGTAGCTTTGACCTTGCTTTGATGGGTATGGAGGATGATTTCAAGTTAATGGATTTCAGCCCAAATCTTGAACCTTCATTTAATTATAAAGAAATAGATGAATCCGCTATGAGCAGAGCAAATGAAGGAATGAGCAATCAAATTGATTCAATACAAACAGATAAATCAAATGATGGCATTGAAGTCATGTGTCCATATTGCGCTGAGTCATTCAAGTTTACAGGCGTGTAATGGAAAAAAAGGATTTGCAAAAACTTATTGAGTCAAAGACTTGGCATTTTGCCAAAACTATGTCGTGGATGCCTCATTGGTACGCAAGACGCAGGGAATGGGGTGATGAAGCAGAGTTTGAGAGGCTAGTTAAATTTATTAGAGAAACTGGCGTATCTGAAAATTTTGGGAAAAAGTCATACTGTTATCTTTATTTAGATGGATATAAATACTGGACTATGGGCAGTCCTGTTGCGGAAACAATCCTTATAAACAGGGCAAAAGCATGAATATAGAACTTTGTTCTTGGGATGATATTTATTGGATACCTGAATCTTATAAAACAGAACACGCTTTGTTTAATAAGAGAACCAAAATGGAAACTTGGTTTAAGGCAGTGGATGGTAAAAATATCTTAGGGATAGGTTGTTTGCTGCATTTGAATAAAACAACAGTAAGACACAGTAATGATTTTGTTATTCCTGATTACAGGGGCAACGGTATTATAAAATCTATTGTCTTAGAGCGTGAGAATTGGGCAAGGAATAACGGCTTTATAAAGGCAGATGTTAGAACAGTAAAAAAATATTATGAGCCACTCGGTTACAAGCCAATTAAAGAATATAAGGTTGGCGGGTTTTGGTATGTGAAGGATTTAAGATGATTCAAAATATTGGGAAGCATAAAGTTCAGTGCGGCGATATTATGAACGGCATTGATAATTTGATGCAAGGTAAACAAGCTGATTTTGTTTACAGCGACCCCCCTTGGGGGCAGGGTAATCTGCGTTATTGGCAAACTATAAATAAAAGGCACACAGGAAAAGAGCCTAATGAAATAGATTACGCTAAATTTTTGCCTCATTATTTCAGTTTGGTTAGTGAATATGCTAGAGATTTAGCGGTTATTGAGTATGGCGTGGCGTGGCGAGAGGACGTTGTTAAGGTTGCGTCTGATGTTGGATTCAAGCATATGGGGGTTTTTCAATCCTTATATCAAGCCAGCCAACTTTTACCTCTTGATATTCATGTCTTGAGCAAATCAGGAAGTGTTTCAATACCATCTAACTTTGATGACAAGTTGCTAGAGCTTAGGGGGTTGCCTCTCGTTAAATACATATTTGAAGTTCTTTGCCCAAAAGATGCACAGATTGTTTTAGACCCGATGTGCGGTATGGGCTACACGGCTCAAGCCGCCGCAGATTTGGGAAAGGCATTTTACGGAAATGAGCTTAACCAAAAACGACTAGAGAAAACAATCAAACGGCTTCAAAAAAACCCATGAAAATATTTTTGAAAGAAAATGTGTGGGATGTAGCGCTTCAACGAATAAATAGAATATTTGATGATTTTGATAATGTGGTCATCTCAACATCAGGCGGCAAAGATAGCGCAGTGACTATGGAGCTTGCCTTAAAGGTGGCGGAGGAACGTGGACGCTTGCCTTTGAAGATGATGTTTCTTGACCAAGAAGCTGAATACCGCATGACTATTGAGTATATGCGTAAGGCTATGGCAGACCATAGAGTTGAGCCAATATGGATACAGGCTCCCATAAAGCTGTTCAACGCCACATCTATGGATGACCCTTGGTTGATGTGTTGGGAAGAAGGCGGCGAATGGATGCGTCCTAAAGAGGACATCAGCATTAAGGAAAATGTATTCGGTACTGACAGATTCCACGATATATTTCCAAAAATTATAGACTATTATTTCCCTGATGAGTCAGCTTGTTATCTTGCAGGGGTAAGAGCAGAGGAAAGCCCTACTAGGCTGGCAGGGTTGACCACAGGCAAGACTTACAAGGAAATAACGTGGGGCAAGAAGCTAAATGAGAAGAAGGGGCATTATACGTTCTACCCACTCTATGATTGGTGTCTTTCTGATATTTGGAAAGCTATACACTCAAATGGATGGGATTATTGCCAAATATATGATGAATTATATAGATATGGCATAGCACCACATAAAATGCGGGTATCAAACTTACATCATGAAACCGCTGTCCATAGTTTGTTTTTCTTACATGAGATTGAAGGGGATACATGGGATGCCCTAGCTAAAAGGCTGGGTGGTGTTAACCAAGCCAAGCATATGCAGAAACATGAAATGTTCGCGGTTCAAAAATTGCCTTGGATGTTTGGCACATGGAAAGAGTATCGTGATTACCTAACAGACCATCTAATTACAATGGATGACCATAAGAGGCGGTTCAAAAAAGAATGGGCAAGGATGGATGAGGTATATGACCAAATGCTATTCCCAGAAGATTTGTTCAAGAAGCAGATTGGCTCATTGTTGGTAAATGATTGGGAGTTTGTGAAGCTGGCTGGTTTTATCAATAGTCCAGCGATGATTACCTACCGTGATTGGAAGAAGGGTAAGCTAGGAAACAGGACAAGAACTGAAGCTAACCTCAGATATGTGAAGGAACACCTCAGATGAGCGTCACAGAATTAGATAACAACTGGCATATTGAGGCGGCTGATTTAGCAACCCATCAAATTGATGAAGATATGAAGGGAATGACAGAAGCCCAGCAAATTGAGTTTTTGGAAGCAATAAAGGCCAATATACACCAACGAAGCCCATTAAACAGTCAACCAGTAGATTATGTGCGCTGGGTAGATGTTAATGATGTGCAAGCTAATGATTACAACCCTAACAGCGTAGCAAGCCAAGAAATGCACTTGCTCTATACATCAATATTGCATGATGGGTACACGCAGCCAGTGGTTACAATCTACGATGAAGATATTGGTAAATACGTTATCATTGACGGTTTCCATAGGTACTTCACCTGTAAGAACAACGATGACATCAGTGAGCGTAATAAAGGGCGGCTTCCTATTGTTGTTTTAGAAAAAGATATGAATGACCGCATGGCATCAACCGTAAGGCATAATCGAGCTAGGGGTAAGCACTCAGTAGGCGGTATGTCAAACATGGTGTTCAGTATGCTTGATAACGGCTGGTCAGATGCAGATATATGCAATCATTTAGGTATGGAGCCAGATGAGTTATTACGTCTGAAGCATATAACAGGCTTTTCAAAATTATTTGCAGATGCAGAATACAACAAGGCATGGACAACTAAGCATCAAATCCTTTTAAAGAAAAAGGTTGCTGAAGAAGAATCTGAGATTAACTGAGAAAGTGTGATAACGTAGGGCTATGACAAACAAAATTACACCAGAGCTTAGACAGACTATCAGGGATGAGTTCGTGCATGGGTACACCAACGCAGAAGGCCAGCGCGTATATCCAGCGGTTGAGGCTCTATGCAAGCGGCATGATGTGGCTAGGGCAACTCTCTACAGGTTGGTTGATAAAGAAAAGTGGCAAGATGAAAAAAACCGTATCCAGACTGAGTTAGAGCAGCGTCAGGACGCAGAGCGTTTAGAGCGTATGCTGGCAAGCGGCAAGCAGTTAGATGATAGGGCTTTAACTATCGCGCAGGGTATGTTGCAGAAGGTGGCAACAAGGATGCGTAGAGGGTTTGCGGATGAAGAAGCTAACCCGCAGCATGGAGGTTTAGAGACTGAGACATTAAGAGAATTGTCTCAAATAGCTATGAACGCTCAAAAAATAGGTAAACTAGCTTTAGGCCAAGCACAGGAGATAAGTAAAGTCAGTGCAGACATCAGCAACCCAGAAGCCTTCCGAGAGGTTATGGAGCAACTTGACGAAATTGCAGAGGCAAGGTCATCTCGCTACAAGCACACTGTACAATGAGTGGCAATCAACGGC